GGTCTCTTTCTCTGATGAAGGCGTTTACGGCTTGTTGGGCTTGTTTAATCCAGTAACTGCGGGGCTTTAAGGCGAGTTTTCGAATCTTCAGTTTATCTTTCTGTTTCTGCTCCTCTCGTCGTCGTTTCTTCTCTGCTGCTTTTTCCGCTTTTTCGCGTTCTTTACTTCGTCGTTCGAGTGCTAATTGAGTTCCGTGTTCCGGGCAGCACCACCACTGATTTGAGAATGTCGGGTGAAACCATTCCTTACATATTTTGCATTTCCTTCGCGCTGGTTTAGCCATTAAGCAGCCTCCCCTGTTACTTTAAGCATTCCGTTATCTAGCAGCTTTCTTGTCAGCCACTGTTGACCACGCCCGGTGATTTTTGTGGTGAACGATATCTGTATTCCGTGATTTGTATTGACCGCTGTTTCTTTCACTGTGAAATAGCCGCGATCCATATATTCCTGCATTGGCACATTGCGCCGGGCACCTGAAGCAATAAGGATTTTGTGATCGCGCATCCACGCAAACAGTTTGTTTGGACCAATACCAACAACCTTTGCAAAGTTTCCAATCAAAATTCCGCTGGCCTCGCCAACGCGATCGGCAAACTCAACTTTAGGTGCTGCGAGAGCAAGCTGTTTCTCCAGTTCAGCCTTCTGGTCTTCAAGGTCGGCCGCAAGGCGCAATGCCTCAGAAAAGGTTTGTGGTATTTTCGCGGTTGCCCCTTCGAGTTCTCGCCAGCGGTCAACAAGGCGAGCGGTGAATTCCGGCGACAACTGAGCGACGACAATAATGCTGTCTCGCTTACCTTGTTCGCCTTCGAATATATACACGCTTGTGAATTTGTTAGGGCTAATTGTTTGTTTATTTTCAACTTTTTGCATTGAAGGAAGTTGAATCACCCCACGCTTTGCCAGACGTTCTATTGATATTCTGACATTACCGTGTTGGCTTCCCACCAACTCAGCGATTTCAATGCTTGTCATTTTGATGGCATTGCTATTTATCAGCTCATTCATTGTCATGTCCTCTCACATTGAAAATTCAGCAATAAAAAACCCAGCCGAAGCTGGGTTTGTTAAGTTGTCAATTGTCAGTAGCGATGCAGTGAAGGCGGCAACTCTTTGTTCTTAAGCCTTCCCATGCCAGAAGGTTCGTCGGCCCGTCAGGCTCATAAATATCTATATCCCGCGTGTGATTAATTAAAACGCCCCTCGCCCTCCCGATGATATACGAGAACTCATAGCCGTAGTCGTGGCATATGCCGGAATAGCCAGACTGAATCAGTTTTAATGCGGGATACAACTCACGGAACAATGCCTGTGAGCGGTTGGCATAATCCCACAGCCATACAAGGCTGTCTGTTTCTTTTGCGGAAAGCCCGTTGAGCTTCTTCTCTTGTTTGCCAGTATTTTTCTCGCACTGGCTGAAATAGCAGTCTTCCAGTTTTTCGAACACATCCCACGCCTGATCAGTTTCGAGCATTTTTGCGTGACGGGCTGCGCCTCGTTCTGTCCAGAGTATGAGGGAGCGGGCTTTCGGGGAAATTTGTAACCCTCTTAAAGATGGTTGCAAATTTTGTGAGTTACTTAAAGTAACCCGCAAATTTTGTGAGTAGTTTAAAGCTACCCGCAATTCTTTAAGGTCATTACCAACAACTTTGAAAAAGTGTTTCCCTTCAACGAAGCGTACTTTGTTCTCATGATGATTCTGGCGAATACGCACCGGCTCAGTGCCGTAAAGCTGCGCCAAAAGTTCGGTGGTAATAACAGGAATCTGGTTATGGGTGATCGGGGAGAGAGTTTCAACAGAAATTTGAGTTGTCATAATGACGCCCTCTGGTGGTTTCTTAATAACTCACCACCGACGACGCCAATCGTCTGGTGGTGAACTGTGCAGGGTTGGCGTAACCGGGAAACCGACCGGCGCGGATCTCTCCGCCCCCACACAGCCCACCATAATTCAGATGTGCGCGTGCATACGACAATAAAAAACACGCTCGCGGCGTGTATCTGTCGCGGTCTCTATCCAGGACGCCAATCCCGACGCCAGATTTTGCTGGCGCGTGAGGAATATAGCCCCGAATAAATCATCGCGTCAATCACCTTGTTTTCCTCGCACGATGTCTTAGCCACCGGATATCCCACAGGTGAGCCGTGTAATTGAAGGTTTTTACGTCAGATTCTTTTGGGATTGGCTTGCGTTTATTTCTGTAGCGTTTCGTTGGAAGGTATTTGCAGTTTTCGCAGATGATGTCGGTGAAACTTCGTCGCTGTCGCCTCATGCCGCCCTCCTGACGCCCTGCCCGATCGCCATCAATGCCGCTTTGGATACGGTAGTAAACATCCGTCGAGGACTGATGAACGGTCGCCAAATCAGCAGCATGGAGCCTTTACTGTTTCCCTTCTTCTCCAGCCCTGTCGATGGTTCGATAAAATTAATCCGTCCATCAGTGATAATGCGAACTTCGTCAACACTCTCCAGAGCCTTGCTGAACCATCCGACAGACATATCCTCTGGCACAAGCATCACTACCGTCTGTCGCTGTTGTATGCACTGCTCAGCGGCTTTTTCCACCCACGGCCTGATATTGCTGTACGGTGGGTTATTCCAGATTGCACCGTGGCTTATCCACTCAGAATTGAGTGCGTCGTCGGCCTCAGTTAGCCAGTGAGCGCACAGAGCATTTTTGTCGCTCGCAGCTGAATCCAGCCAGAATCCAAACTCAATATCCAGCGCATCAAAAAGCCAAAGCGGCGTTTGCCAGCAGTCCTTGTCGTGTGCTGGTGTATTTGATTTGATAGTCATGCAGCCCTACCTTTTCGTTGTGACCATTCATACTCTCGCCGGGAGTCATCACTCCACCGCACGTTGCGCTCTGAGCCGAACCAAAACATGATTTCGATAAGCTCAGTCATGCTGGCCTTTCGCATTTTGCTGGTACGCACGCCAAGCATGACAACGCCACCATCGATACCAGGCACACTTCGTTGCTCCAGTTTTTTGGTCTTAAGCCACAGGGCAGTGAACAGGTCTTTCCAGTCCTCCGGCGCAAGTCTCTGTCCATGCCAAAGCACCTGACGTGATACGTCCTGCAATAACGCCCACATAAGGCGGTTTTGAGGATTGCTCCGCTTTGGTTCTTTAATGTGGACTTCGTGAGGTGACTTGTCGTCGATCGGAAGTGAGAGTATTGCGTCTATGGCGTTGTTTCTGATTGCTTCGTTGCGAAGCATGTATATTTGCTTCATTGTCACCTCAACTCACAAAACGCCACGCCATTTTTGCTACAGCGACAGGCGCAACACCGATAATCACCCACAGGAAAATGCTACCGAAAAGCACACCAACCAGGTCTTTACCTTCGCCTACCAGCCGGACAAAACTGCTGGCAACCACAATGAACGTCGCCACCATCCACATAGCACCGAGAATCCTCAATGCAGAAAAAATCAACTCAACCACGATTTACTCTCCCCCAAATAAAAAGGCCTGCGATTACCAGCAGGCCTGTTATTAGCTCAGTGATGTAGATGGTCATCTTTTAACTCCATATACCGCCAATACCCGTTTCATCGCGGCACTCTGGCGACACTCCTTAAAAATCAGGTTCGTGCTCATCTTTCCTTCCCGTTCTTCCTTGGTAGCAAACCGGTAATACACCGTTCGCCAGACCTTACCTTCGATAACCAGAAGACCTGCCCGTGCCATTTTAGCCGCGGCCTGATTTATGCTGGTTACTGTTGCGCCTGTTAGCGCGGCAACGTCCGGCGCACAGAAGCTATTATGCGTCCCCAGGTAATGAATAATTGCCTCTTTGCCCGTCATACACTTGCTCCTTTCAGTCCGAACTTAGCTTTGAGTTCTGCGATCTTCGCCAGAGCCTGTGCACGATTTAGAGGTCTACCGCCCATGACAGGAAGTTGTTTTACTGGTTCAGGGATCGCCTCACCACGGTTAATTCTCGCAGTCATATGGACAAGCTCATCTGCGGCCTTACGGCGTAATTCCGCATCAGTAAGCGCATTGGCCCGCATGTTCTGATACAGGTTGGTAACCAGCCAGTAGTGCGCGTTTGATTTCCACGGATAAGACTCCGCATCCGGATACAGGCCTCGCTTCCGGCAATACTCGTAAACCATATCAACCAGCTCGCTGACGTTTGGCAGTCCGGCGATAACGGATGCTTCTTCCCGGCACCATGCAACAAACTGCCCGGGTGATGGCAGGAATGGTCGATTCTGCCGACGGGCTACGCGCATTCCTGCGTTAACCTGTTCCATTGTGGTGATCCCGTTTTCCCGGAAAGCCAGAACCCACTGGCGGCGGATTTCGTTCAGTTCGTTCTGGTCACGGTTAGCCAGGCTCGCCGGGAAAGTTGCCAGTAACTGGCTGAACACACCGTTGATGATCTGCGCTACCTGTTGTACCTGCGGCTTTTCGTCGTACTGTTCCGGCATGTTGTTGGCGATCCGACGCATCTGCTCACGGTCAAAGTTAACCATCTGTGCGGCGATGTTTTTCATAAATCCACCCCGTAAATCCAGTCAGTGTTTGTCAGGTCGAGTTTTGGTTTGCTGGCTGTCACGCCTGCCTGTTGCTTGTTACGGTTGATTTCGAGCTGGGTCCACTTGTCGCGGAGTTTGGCCGGACTCAGCACGTTACCGGACCAGAAGTTGTCCTGGCAGGCCCAGCGGAAAAGCACACACATATCGCGGTGGTTACGTCCGTCACGTTCACGCATCAGGCGGATATCGTTAGCCCACCCTGCAAAATTCGGTTTTCTGGCTGATGGTGCGATGGTCTTCACCATGTCAAACATCCACTCTGCGGCGGTCAGGTCTTCTGCTGTTCCCCACTTGCTGCCGCTCTGAATTGCAGCATCCGGTTTAACCACAGAAAGATCGTTTTCTGGCTGGTCAGAGGATTCGCCAGAATTCTCGGACGAATAATCTTTTCTTTTTTCTTTTGTAATAGTGTCTTTTGTGTCCCCCTGTTTTGAGGGATAGCAATCCCCTAATTTGAGGGATGTTTTATCCCTCGTTTTAGGGGATTTTCCCTCGTTTTGAGGGATGTCCCTCATTTTAGGGGAACCTCCCTCGTTTTGAGGGATGCACCATTCTGAGATGTTTTTATTTGGTCCAAACATGCCGCCTTGCTGCTTGATAATATTCATTCTGACGAGTTCTAACTTGGCTTCATTGCACCGTTTGACAGGTAACTTTGTAATCTCGCTAAGTTGAGAATCGGTGATTCTGTCCATTGGTTTATTCCACCCATAGGTTTTACGCAGAATGGCAAGCAGCACTTTAAACTGTCGCTTGGTCAGATCTGCGCCTGAATAAGCCTCAATCAGCATATTTGATAGTCTGGCGTAACCATCATCGAGATCTGCCACATTACGCTCCTGTTCGGCAAAGTTACCTCTGCCGAAGTTGAGTATTTTTGCTGTATTTGTCATAATGACTCCTGTGGATTGATCCAGTAATTCCCTCAGAATTGCATATCAATTTGCTTAGAGTCCCCGGCGGCCACCGGGGATTTTTTCTTTGTGATTTCATCAAGCGCATACTTAAAAGCCCTGCTAATCGGACTGATGTCTGATGCCATTCCGAAAGCACACAAGACCGAAGCAATAAATCTCCAGTCCGTTCTGCTTATCTTCGATTCATGACAGCCAATCATCTTTGCCAGACCGCGCTGGGTAAGCGTTGACAGGTTGATAAGTAAATCTGTTTCTGCGCGATCAACATCACGCTGTGATAGTTTGCTGTAACTTGTTTGTTCCATTTCTTAAGATTTCCAATAGTGAATAGCTAGTTGAAAGGTATGCGTGGAAACGCATATGGCCTTAGTTGGTCAGATATCTTGGAACTCGCTTTTCAGCGACGTAGGACGAATGTCCGTTGTTACAAAGAGCGGGGTTACTTATGCTGCTGATGCTCTACGCGATACGAACACCAGATTTTCCTTTTTCACAGGTTTATAACCCGTGAAATTACGAGTGGCTTCTTCGATTGCATTCGCTTTATCTGGGGAAGCTCTTCGAAACCCATATGCAATCTGATCAAGATAGCCAACTGAAGTATTCGCTAATGCGGCGAGTCGCTTCCATTCCTCACTAGAAGCCTCTTTTCGCCAGCGTAGTAGTTCATTACTCATTAGTGCCTCCGTTTATCACACAGAGCGACTTTACCATTTTGATAAATAAAACGCAATGAAGATTTATCAAAATGCATATTTATCCATTTGCTAAATAGAGGGAGAATCGTGGGATGGAAAACAAAGATATTCGCAAATCGAATCTGGCGTTTTTGCTAGATGAGCATAAAAAAATCGCGGGTAACACTAATGCAAGCTTTGCCGATAAGCTTGGAGTTAGCCCTTCTCAACTCACGCAAGTCTCCGGTGAAAAAAGCACTCGAAACATAGGGGATAAACTAGCAAGAAAATTCGAAGCCGCACTTGGGTTACCTAATGGGTGGCTTGATTTGGTACATGATGTAACACCAATTGCATCATGCTCAGATTCTTTAACTTTTGTCGGTCAGGTAAGAAAAGGGTTAGTGCGCGTGGTTGGTGAGGCAATTCTTGGTGTTGATGGTGCCATCGAGATGACCGAAGAGCGCGATGGGTGGCTCAATATTTATAGCGATGATCCAGATGCCTTTGGTCTTCGTGTGAAAGGAGACAGCATGTGGCCCAGAATAAAATCAGGAGAATATGTACTCATTGAGCCTAACACCAAAGTATTCCCGGGGGATGAGGTGTTTGTCAGAACTGTTGAAGGACACAACATGATCAAAGTTCTTGGCTATGACAGAGATGGAGAATACCAATTTACAAGCATCAACCAGGACCACAGGCCAATAACGTTGCCTTATCATCAAGTAGCAAAGGTGGAGTATGTGGCTGGTATTCTGAAGCAATCTCGCCATCTGGATGACATCGAGGCAAGGGAGTGGCTGAAAAGTTCGTGACTTCATCGTCACATAGCTGGTAACCAGTGGCCTGAAGAGACGTTTGGGTGATGTGATAGAGATCATTATTCAATTCGATTGAGAAAAATCATCATAAGGTTTA